ACAGTAAATCCGTTACCCCCAACATTATCAACTCTTGCCATTTAAAAAGTAGTAATTGTTTTTAGTATATCTGTTTTATCCACCTTTACCAAACCCAACAGCAGTAAAGTTAAAGTTTCGATTTATTGAACTTCCAGAACTATTTTTAAAATGAACAGTAAAGCCTGTTGAACTTACATTTGTAAGAGTGAAAAAGTCACCGCTTGCAAGATCAGTTGCCGTTATTCCCACCGATGGTAAATGTGAATTAGCACCCAATAAACTGCTAGTACCCACGAAGAAAGGATGGTCAAAGGTTACACTCTTAGCACCTGCTCCAGAGGCGATAGCTGTTGCATTTTGTTCTGTTCTTCTTTGTAAACTTGCAGTATATCCAAGCTCTGTAACTTGTATATCCTGTGCTGGATCGTTTGATGTGAGGTTTGCTCTGAATTGAAATCCTCTTCCTCTATACGTTCCATTCGCAAATTTCTGAAAATCTGTATAAGTTGGTGAACCAGAACTGGGATCATCTGTTGTCACTCTAACAAGCATATCTGCGTTCACATCAACAGAGGCAGTACCATCAAAATCCTGTAAATCATCTATTAATCCTCTACTGTCAATTAAATCATTAGGATATATTGCCTGTGATTTAACGTGTTTTTTAAGATCAAGAGCAAAAACACCTCCCAAATCTAAAGTAGTACCACCAGCAGTTCCACCAAAATCATAAGTACCAGTAGGACTTACACCACCTAAATCATCAAGACTTGCTTCTGCATCAAAATCAGTAATATCATCAAATTGTCCTGTACCACTTAGGTTTATAGAATTACTGACAGGATCAAAACCAATATTAGTTTTTGTCCCCTGAAACTTAGGACTGTCCTGATCTTCTCTTCTTGTTTGAGTTATAAGTTTTGGTTGTGCATTTGGCAAATCTATTATCACAGATGTTTCTCCAGTTGAAAAATTTCCAGTATCATCTTGAGTTTTTAAAATTATTTCACCTTCCAGAATTGGAACTTCAGCAGATGTTGTGTTACCAGCTAATGCTTGAATTAAATCTGTAGCATTTGAAAAAGTACCATTTCCTGTACTGTCTGGTGTATGACGCACGAATATACGACCTCCATGCAAAACGTCCACAGAGGTAGGTAGATCCCATCTAAGTCTTGCAAGTTTATCTGTTAAGGGTTCATAAGTTAAGCCTGTAATTGCTGCTGGTGGTGCTGTTTTGCCTACTGTTGTAATTGAAACTGTGTTAGGTGTATGACTTGGTTTGCCAAGAGCATTAAAACTAAAAATTCGTATTTCATAAACACCTTTAAGTGTCTCAAAAATCGTAAAATCTGATCTTGTTACACGTTCTGATATAAAATTTTCATCTTGAAACCTATACTGAACCAAATATTCAGTGACACCGCTAACAGGTTGCCATTGAATAAATAATTTACTTACAGCCCTGTTATTTAAAACAACAATTTTTTCTGATGCTTGTAAATTACTTGGTGCATCTTTAAGTGCAGTCAGTGTTGTAATTGTTCTTGTTGGCAATGCTGTGCCATTTTCTACAAAAGAGTATTTATCAGGATTATGTACTATTGCGACTATTTGATAATTTAGTAATTCTTGCTCTGTAACAGATACAACTCTAAAAGTTTGTAATTGCACAGATGTATTTTCTATCACCCAAACGCTGTTAGTTTGTGGAACAGATGAAAAAGCAGAGGAAACAGTAATGGTTGCTCCTGATACGCTACTTATTGTCTTAGTCTCCAAACTGCCGTCAGATAAAATTACACTTAAGGTTGCTGAACCTGTTGTTGCTAAATCTGTATTATTTTGATCGTCAACAATAATCTGAGTTGTAGATACTCCTGTCTTAATACGTCCTCCTCTTCTCACCCCTGCTCTCATAGGATCTGCAATATTAATGACAGTTCCAACTCTTACTATCGTTCCACTTTCTAATGATGCTGTAAATGTAACTGTTTCCGCTTCATTGTTTTGTGTATATAAAAACCAGCGTCCAAGTCTTGCCGCTTGACCTCTTGATGTACAGGCAAATCCATTTAAGTTTTTTGTTACTATGCCATATTTTGTTTGTAAAGCTGTATCTTCAGTTGTTTCATAATCTATCTCGGCTGTTTCCATGTCAAAGTAGGAAACATTAACAACAGTGTATTTAGTATCTTTACTAGCACTTGAATAAGAAAAACCAGCTTCAGAAACATTACTTAAATTGTAGATATAGCTTGCATCTGTAGGTTTATCACAGCTTATATTTACTGCCCCTGCTGAATAGAAAGGCATCGCCCTCATCACAGCAGCAAGATTATTGATGGTATCATAAGCGGCACGTTGGCTGTTTAGAACTACATTTGCTGAGAATCTAGCCTCCGTATTTCCAGTGCCAGTTCCATCATCTACTTGTTCACTTGCGTATTGACTAGCAGAGAAAAAGCTAAAAACATCTAATGATGATTCTGCAATATGATCTCCAAAACCTTTTGATGTCGTTAACAAGTCATATAAAATCCAAGCTGGATCATTTGAATATTCTTTATCTGTTTTAAAAGTTCCGTTAAATGTGCCGCTATAGCTTATAGAACCATCAGCCCTCACAGTTCCATTATGAGGTATTTTTATCTTTGTTCCCCTGATCCTATACATTCTTTGAGGCTGGTTTGGAAAGGTGGCAGCATCAAAACGTAAAGCTACATGAGCAAAATTTGCATAAGCTCTTGATTCGTTAATTATTTCTGTGAAAGATGACCATTGAAAACTATTTTGCAGCGTTGTTTCTGTACTGTCTGCTGTCGTTCTATTCACTCTGATAGTGACAGGAAAGCTAGTTCCAGATGGTAAGTTAATTTTATAATCTCTAAAATATGTGCTTGCTGTTCTTCCTTTTACAGTGTCAGTTATAACAGTTGTAGTTGTGCCATCATTTTCTATTGTTTGTATTGTAAGAGCAACTTCAGCACCATTAATATCTCCATTATCTTCAAACTTTTGAAGTGTGGGAAAACCAAGAGTGACTCTAACAGCATCAACATTTGTATTTGAGATAGATCTTGATACTGGTGTTGATTGTGTTACTGTTACCCCTACGCTGGTTTCTGATTCTGTTTCTGTTATACCAGCAATAGCCGTTTGATTTGCTGTTCCAAATCTAGGTTCAAAGGTAATGTTAAGAAAGTTGAAATCTTCATCATTTGGACTTGTACCAGCAGCTTGTTGTAATACCTGAGTATTGTTTAAAAATACGTCCTTTAATGCTGAAATATTATATTCAGTTGAGCCTTTGCTACCTGTAGCACTTGGAAAGCCTTCTATTTCTCCAGATCCAAGTAACTCAATCAGCGTTTGAAATTGGACAGACTGAAGTGCATCTTTTGGTAAATCAGGAAAATTTTGTGGAAAGGATTTTTCTATAAATCCAGACCTCATTATTGCTCCAAAAAAAGGCATTATGTTGTTCCCTCTTTCTGTACAGTATCAATACCAGAACTGATTACAACTGAACCTGTAAAAACTTCTCCATAAATTATAGGAATTGGAACACCAGCCCTAGATACGTTTTGTATTGACCCAAAACCAAAAGATTGAAATGTAGGATCATTTTGTGAAAAGCTATCAGCCATAACACCAGTTGGAATATCTTGTCGAGGCATTAAAAGATTTGTGGCTTCTTGTATTAACATACTTGTTCCGATTGTTGTTAACGCTGTTGCTAAAGTGCCACTTATAAACGCAATAGATGAT